TTGATATAAATGCTAATTTAGATGTAGATGGACGAACTGAATTAGATGTAACCAATATTAGTGAAACTCTTAATGTCACGGGTGTCTCAACGTTCGGTGGTAATGTAACCGTAGGAACTGGTGCAACAGTCGGATTTGGAACTACTGTATTTTTTGCTTATAATAGAAAAGCAATATTTAATGATAATTTACAAATATTCGCAGGTAATGATAGTGTCATAAGACATACAAAAACAGGCCCTTATTCTTTATCTGTTGAAACTGCTGGTGCCGTTTACGTTGGCACAGTTTCATTATCAGAGACAATAGCAGCTTTCAGGCAAACATCTGTTGATTTATATTATAGTAATCAAGTAAAATTTAAAACTAGTGGAGTAGGTGCTACAGTTTACGGACAATTAGATGTTGCGAGTTTAAATGGTGGTGCGTCTGGTTTATCATCACACTTTGGATCATTGAGATATGGTAACGAGAGTGGTTCTGCACCATATAGTACAAGAAGGTCACTAGATTTAATTAATACTGATAGTGGAAATATTAACTATTATATTAATGCAAACGATTTATCAAATTCAGGCAATTTCCATTGGCATAAAGGTTTTAATAATGCTCAGTTGATGACCTTAACTGGAATTGGTGGAAGTTTAGGTATTGGTATAACATTGCCAACACATAAACTCCACGTACAGGGTGATGCTAAAATATCAGCTGGTGCAACTTTTGGTGGAGATATATTTATTGCTGGTGATGTATCACTAACAGGATCAATTGAAGGAAATGTCACTGGTAATCTCACAGGTAATCTAACGGGTAATGTGAACGCAACATCAGGAATATCTACATTCAACGATATTTCTGCTGGAGTTTCAACTGTGACTTCAATAAAAACAGATAAAGTAGGTGTCAACGTAAATGCTGGTTCTAACCCAGTTGAAATAAATTCAGGTAACAATAGAGTTTTTGTGTCTGCCACTGGTAATTTAGGAATCAGAACAGATGATACATTTGGAAATTCTTTATTTAATACTGGTGCAACAGTCTCATCCATAGTTGGTGTAGGGACAACATTAGCCAAATCAGCAGTTGATTTTGCTGATGCTGGAAAAGATATTACAGGAGCATTTGCAAACAAAATGTTTATGCTTCCACCAAAAATTACCACTACCCAAAGAGTTGGACTTGCTACTGAAACTGGTGCGTTCATTTATAATACAGATGGAAATCAATTACAAGTTTATATCAGTGGGGGATGGGTCGGAATTGGAACCACTACAGCGGTTGACTCATAATGACATTACCAGGCGTTGGAAGTTCAATATCTTTTGGTCAAATTCGAGCAGAATTTGGTGATAGAGGTGATAGTCGTTTAGGAAGATATCGCAGAGATGATCCTGATTTTCAAAATGCTTCACCATCTGGAAGTACATTAACAAATCTACCACTAGACACTGGTATACCAGTATCTGGTGAGATTAAGTTTAGTGATTTTCGTGGTAAAAAATTAAATATGGTAGTTGATTATTATACCCTTCCAGAAGGTCAAACAGATACAAGTAAAGAAGTAGAAGGTGATAATCAAATGGCTGCGACTTGGAGATATAATAATGTATCGGCAAAAGTGACGGTTGTTGGTGGATTTAGAGAGAGACCTATTGGTTCACTTGATGGTAATTACAATCTGACTGCAGAAAATTGGCAAGGTGGTAAAAAAGTATTCGTAAACGTGAATCAAACTGTTGGTGGTAAACAAGATGGAGATATAACTGATGTTGCACTTAGAACTGGAGTTTGGCCAAGTGGCACAGAATTACAAGTGGATATAGGAGCATCAGGGTATCTGACAGGTGCAGGTGGTAATGGTGGTAGAGCAAATCAAGGTAATTCTAATGATGCCGATGATGGAATAAATGGTACGAGTGCATTAGGAGTTGAATATGCTGCAACTATTAATAATAATGGTGTAATAAGATGTGGATATGGTGGTGGAGGAGGTGGCAGTGGAGGATCAAACGACCCATCAGACAAGAGCACCACTGACTTCGGAAGATCTGGTGGTGGAGGTGGTGGTGGAGCTGGTCTCCCTGCTGGCACTGGTGGTGGAGGTGGTTCTGGTGGTTTCAATGGTTCTGGTTTGATAAATGGAGAAGCAGGTGATGATGGTTCATTATCTGCTGGTGGTGATGGTGGTGATGCTGGTGCAGAAGGAGGTGCAACTGGTGGTGCTGGTGGTGCTGGTGGTGATATAAATGATGCCCCTGTGAATGGAACTAGTGGAACTAGAGCAGATGACAGAGCATATAGAAGCACTCCTGGCGCACCTGGTAACGCAGGTTCTGATGGAAAAGCTATATATTTTAGCAGTGAATCTATTGCAAACAATAGCACTATCACAGGAAATACTGTTGGTGGTAGAAATGGAGGCACTGCGAACGGTTCTTTTAATTAATTATTATGCTAACTGATTTTATTACGATTTATGAAAATGCCTTATCAAAAGAATATTGTGAAGAATGGATAAAATACATTGATTATTTAAGAGGAGAAGGATTAATTATACAGGAAGGTACTAAGTTACATGAGCGAGATCATGAAACTATTAATTTTTCAAATGATGATTCTTTTGACCTAACTTCATCAGATAAATTGGTTAGGTCTTTTTTACCAATGATAAAAGGTTGTGTTGAGAATTATTTGCAAGATTATAGTTTACTGGGTGAATCAAACTTTTTATTATATGATGTAAAGGCAAAAAGAATACCGATTTGTGGTGGTTTTCATTCTTGGCATTATGAAAATGCTGTATTTAATACGGCAACCAGAAGATTTGTAATTCAAGCATATCTCAATACAATTAAAGAGGGTGGTGAAACTGAGTTCTTGTATCAAAATAGAAGAATTAAAGCAGTTGAAGGAACAGTAGTTATTTGGCCAGCAGGGTTTACACACGTCCATCGAGGTAATCCACCCATAGGACAGAATAAATATATACTCACAACTTGGGGAATGTTGCAGCAATGAAGATGATATTTAAAATAGAGGAGTATTTACCTGAGACAAAACAGGTTGTGATAAGATATTGTAGACAAAATGCACCAAAATCAATATCTGATTACCCCGCAAAAACAACTACGACTGATAGATTTGATACTTCTTTTGATAATCAAAATTTAATTGAATCAATTGGACAGCATGGATATCAAAAAATATTGAGACAAGAAAAAAAAGAAGATATTTTACCAGTAAATTTACCCCACGAGATTCCAAATAGTGTGAATTTGGAGGATTATGTTGGAAAAATTATATCTGTGGATAGTGACAGTTGTACGAGAAAAATATCATCTCGAAAATTAAAAAAAATTGAAATTGAATGAATACTTTTAATCGAACATATCGAACTCCAAAATTCTTCTTGTGTACTCATCATGCAGAGGAAGAATTTGTTGGTTTTGAGGATTCTTCTGAAAGGCATGCACATTTTTTGTTTTGTGTATATGGTATTTTTAAAATTTTTGTACTAGATTTTGATTCTAATAAATCTGAAATGATTGAATTAAACTCATCACATCATAAAAAGTTATATGACATAACAAAATATTTAAGTTATCCTGTTGGTGTGAAAATGAATGAAAATACTAGAACTATCTCATTTAATCCTTGGAGAAAGAATGAGAAGTGGAACGGAAGATTGGTAGAAACTGGTATAGTTACATCAAATCAAAATTATTCTTGTTTAATATGCTATCAAGGGAGTGTGAAAATAAATAATCAAACATTAGATGAAATGACATATTGTGACTTGAAAAAAGATAAAGAATATAATATAATAGTTGATGATAACAGTTATCTTGCATTTTTTGAACATGAAGAATAAAGAGGATCAAGAGTTAAAAAGATATTTAAATGATTACATTGATTCTGATGGTGTAAGAGATGCAAAAAATGTTGATTTAAAAAATTATGACCACGGAATATATGATCTTGAGGGATTTAATTCATATTTACATCATAGAGATGGACAATTTCAAGTGCAAATATTTCAATTTCAATCTGATAAATCAGAAATGTTTGTTGTTCCAGAACACACACATCCAAACATAAATTCATACGAGATATTACTATCAGGTAGAAGAAATATGTTTTTTAGTCACTCTGGGAAATGGGTGTATCCAAAGCATCCCGATATTTATTACTATAAAAAATATAGATGTATAAGAGTTAATAATAATGATTTGCATGGTGCTGTTGTGAAACCAGAAAGAGAGGGTAAGTTTATATCAGTTCAACATTGGTTAAATGGTGTGAAACCATCTTGTGTTGGGTTGGATTATCAAGGATATGGTGTATCAAAGAAACAATCAGAGGTGGATGGAGTTCTATATGATGATAATTGTCCTCGAAATGAGAATGATATTCCCCAACGTAATTGGAGGATGGCAGCGAGTCTTGAAACTCGAAATCCATTCTCTTAAAATTTAAAATTATATACATACCTTTGTATGGTTTGTTCGGGAGATGCTATAAATTTTTAGAAGAGATCAGTTGGGAAACTGTCACAACCCTCTACACAGAGGGTTTTTTTGTGCTATGATATGTACATATCAATGAGTTTTACATGCAACTAAGACCACATCAAGAGCAAGCAGTTAAAGCAATGCTTCGTAACACTAAAGGTCAGATAATTGTTCCCACAGGTGGTGGTAAAACAATGTGTATGATTGATGATGCTATGAATGAATTTAGTAGATCATACATGGGTCAGACCATTGTAGTTGTTGCACCTCGCATTTTACTTGCCAACCAATTATCATCAGAGTTTCTTGAGTTCATTGATAATGCAGAAGTATTGCACGTTCATAGTGGTGAGACACATCATTATTCAACTACAGATGCAAGCAGAATATCTGTATGGTCAACAAAAAATGCTGTAAGTAATCAGATAATCTTCACCACATATCATTCACTTCATAGAGTGCAAGAGAGTGGTATTCATGTAGATACAATATACTTTGATGAGTCACATAATGCAGTTCAAAAGAACTTCATTGAAGCAGTTGAGTATTTCTCAATATATGCTGAGAGATCATACTTCTTTACAGCAACACCAAAGCATAGTCTCACACCTATGAAAGTTGGTATGAATGATACTGACATCTTTGGTAATGTTATATGTCAAGTACCTGCACCTAAGTTGGTCAAGCAAGGTTACATACTACCACCAAAGGTCGAAGTTTACAAGACCAGAATACTTGAGAAAGATGAGTTGGTTGCAGACAGAGACAATGAGCAGATGATTGATGCCATTGATAACTTAGACAAGGACAAGGTATTGATATGTGCCAAGTCAACAAAACAAATCGTTGCACTTGTATCACAGACTGACTTTGTAAAACAGTTGGCAGTTCGTGGTTACTCTTACATGTTCATCACATCTAAAACTGGTGCAGTTATTGATGGAGAAAAGGTGGACAGAGAGACATTCTTTGATACACTTAATGAGTGGGGTAGAAACGACAAGAAGTTTGTTGTACTACATCACAGCATACTCTCAGAGGGCATCAATGTCAATGGTCTGGAAGCAGTTCTATTCATGAGGTCTATGGATTACATAGGTATCTCACAAACGATTGGTAGAGTCATTCGTAAGGGCAATGCTGACAAAGTATTTGGACTTGTCTGCATCCCTGTCTATTCTAAGGTTGGTATCTCCACTGCTAAAAAGGTCGAAGCAGTTGTTGATGTGATATTCAATCAAGGTCAAGCAGCAACTTCGGTGGTAACAAAATGAAAACAGACACACTATTAAAAATATACAAAGTGGTTAAGGTTAAACCCAAACCCAAGTATCCACCAGTTCGTAAACACTACAACATACATTTATTTGGTTAATTATGAATTTTATTGAACAGTTAGAGACAAAGGTGGATTGGAATCGGGTATTTGGAGTTGTTGACTCTTTATATTCCGATAAAGGATTCACATCAAATGCAGATAACTTTGCAAGGGCAACTATGGTAGAGAAAGCTTTGGACAAGTTTTCTGACATTGACAGAGTTGACCAAAATGGTTATGACTTTGAGTGGGAAGATAAAAAAATTGAACTCAAGATGGGTAAGAATCTTTTTTATAAAGTTAAAGACCCAAAAGCAACCAAAAAGTTTAAAGTTAAATCATTTTTAAGTGAAACAAAAACTGTAGAAGATTTCAGACAAATCAGCACATTTGATTGGTTACTTGTCATTGACCTTACAGCAAGAAGAGTTGTAGTTGTGGAAGATGAACACGCAAGAAGTTTGTATGAAGAAGGTGCTGATGGTGCTATGATAGCACTTAAAGAAGGAGATTACTATGAGTGTAATATTGGAGAAATAAATCCTATATTACCACCAATTAATCTATCATACTTATATCAACAAGCAGATCAACAATTCTTAAATTTTTAAAATGAAACCATTAGTTATATCAAGAATCACAGGATCGATATTGATTATTGCAGCATATTTTGTTATACTACATGTATCAGCATTTTATGGTGCGATTATGCACGTTATCGCTGACATATGTTGTATTCCATTCTACATAGAACATGAACAATGGGATGTAGTAATTATGTTAACATTTTTAATGATTATTGCAACAAGTAAAGTCGCAGTTTTATTATGAGTACAATAGTTTTAGTTACAGGAGGATTTGACCCAATACATACAGGTCACATCGCATATTTTAAAAATGCAAAAGAACTAAATCCAAACATACCATTATGTGTGGGATTAAATTCTGATGAGTGGTTGATTCGTAAGAAGGGAAAGTATTTCTTACCGATGTCAGAGAGAAGAGCAATCGTTAAAGAACTCAAACCAGTTGATTTGACAATTACATATGATGATACTGACGATTCATCTAACATGGCAATATACAAGTGTTTACAAATGTATGATAAAGTGATATTCTGTAATGGTGGAGACAGAATTGACACTAATGTTCCTGAGTATCTTAAATTCCAACAAAACGATAGAGTTATCTTTGAGTGGGGTGTTGGTGGAGATGATAAGATGAACAGCAGTAGTTGGATTCTAAATGAGTTTCTAAGAAGATGAGAGACACAATTTTGTATGGAGATTGTCGAGAGACACTCAAACAATTTGACGAGCAAGCAAGAACTTGCATCACATCCCCACCATATTACGGATTGCGTGACTATGGTGGAGAACAAAACCAAATTGGTCAGGAACAAACACCTGATGAATTTATTGAACAATTAATTACAGTATTTAAGGAGGTTCGCAATGTGCTTAGAGATGATGGAACTTGTTGGGTTAATCTTGGCGACAGTTACTATAATTACAGACCTGGAAAAGGACAAGGATTGGTTAAACAAAGTGTCTCAAATACAAAGCAAGACCTACCAGATGTGTGTCCTCGTAGAGGAAATCGAATCGAAGGACTCAAAGAAAAAGACCTTATCGGAATCCCTTGGCAATTTGCCTTCGCAATGAGAGCAGATGGGTGGTATCTCAGACAAGATATAATATGGCATAAACCAAATCCGATGCCAGAGAGTGTACGAGATAGATGTACGAAGTCGCACGAATATATATTTTTGTTTAGTAAAAATAAAAAGTACTACTACGATAATGAAGCAATCAAAGAACCCGCAAAAGATTGGGGAACACGAGACAGAACAAAAGGAAAATACCATAACGAAGGAACAGGACTACAACCACATTCGGGACTTACAAAATCATATCCAACAAAGAATAAACGATCTGTCTGGTCAGTAACAAACAAACCATATCGTGAAGCACACTTTGCGACCTACCCACCAGATTTAATTGAACCTTGCATTAAAGCAGGGAGTCAGGTGGGAGATATAATACTTGACCCATTCATGGGGTCAGGAACTACGGCAGCAGTCGCAAAATCACTAGGTCGTGATTATATTGGTTGTGAACTACATGAAGACTATGGTAACTTAATTGAGAAGAGAGTGCAAGAATATAAACCAGTTCAAGAAGTGTCACAAGAGACTTGCATAAACATTCTGGATATTATATAATAGAAAGGTAAACAAAGGAGAAAAAAATGATCGAAGGATTTGTGTTGACATTGGCATTGATGACATTTTGTATTGGTTCATCAATCGGTATTGTAAACTATGTAACTAAAGGGAGGTTCTTTTAATGAGATGTCAGGTTAAGTTATTTGTAGCAGGTAAGGTCTTCACAGAAGATGTACATGCTCGTAACTACGATGAAGCAAGACAAGTTGCAGTCGCAAGAAATCCAAACGCAAGAGTTTTAGGAGTTAATGCGAGGTTCTAACTATCAGAAGTTTTGTCCTACCAGATTTCCATCCTTACTAGACCCCGAAGTTGGTCAACCAACTGGTTATGTAACAAAGGATGGAATGTGGGCGGCAGTTCCGTCAAGTGGTAAGAAGTTTGCCATAATACACAATGGTATCATAGAACACTTCTCAAGGAATTTTGAATGTGCTATGATATACATACAAAAGGGAATTAAAAAAGAGAAAAATGCACGATCAAAACTCAATCGGGGATGAAACACCATCTGTCAAGTATCAAAGGGCATTAGATCTTTTTACTGAATCAGTATTAAAACCTGACTCTGACTTGCGTGGTTGCGCCCATAATCAGGGATGTTATGATGACTTGATGGAGATACGAGAGCATGTACTTAAGTATCTTAAAACATTAAAGGAAGTTACATACCATACAAATCCTGACGAAAGTGATGAAATCGAAACACAAAAGTTAATAGAAACAAAACCCCTTTCAAAATGGCGATGAGTCTTAAAATAAATCAAAATGATAATGGTTCATTTACTGTTGAGTGGGATAAAAAAGACCCCGATTGGATGTTTTTAAATCAGTTGACATCCGAACAAATACAAGATATGATAAGTGAAGTTATTAAAAATGATCGGAATGAATCAAGAAAAGAATTACACTCTTGAACAACTAAGTGTATGGGTTGAGGAAGCACTCAATAGTGAAGCTACACCAGAAGAGATATACAACTGTATTCGATCTACGATTGTTAGCAAAATCACACATCATAACATTTATTTACAAGACTCACGAGAATTATTATCCCTATTGAGTAGCAATCGGTCAATCAAAATAAGACCAAAAATACCTACGAGATTTAAAGTTGGTAAAGACTTGGACATCCTATAAATATTACAGGAGGTAACTACTATGACTATTAAACACGATTTAACCCACGAGGTTTACATTGACCCTAAAGATGATAAGGAGCATATCAATCATGGTATGTTAGAATACAAGAAGTCAGAACTCGAAGAAGTACATGCAGATTATGAAGTATATCATAAAGATGATGTGGTAGAACCAAATGATGGTCGGATTAATGATTGGCATATTCGTCATGAGGATAAACATTTAGAAATATATTGTGATAACCATCCTGACGCTTTTGAGTGTCGTGTCTATGATGATTAGGACAGTTTAATTAGTGTCACAAGCCCCCTACACAGGGGGTATTTTTTTGCTAATATAATAGTGGGGAAACAAAATCATCTTAGTTATGATTTTTGTTTCTCGCATCCAATTATCCCCTTATTCCTATGGCAAGACTTTCTACAGGACAAATGCAAGAAGAGACACAGGAACTTCTTGATGAGTATAATGAACTCTACAACTGGGAGTACAACGATATGTGTGATTTCATTGAAGAGCATGGAGAGGAGAACTTCAGAGACCACTATGAAACATATAGCAGACTTGTTGATGACTATGAGGAAGTGGTTGATGAGTTCATAGAAGATTTTGATGTGAGTGCTGTTGAAAATTTTGAGGATATGTATCAAGGTCAATATGAGAGTGGTGCGGAGTTTGCAGAGCAGATATGCCAAGATTGTGGTTACATATCAAACAATATGCCACATTGGATTGTGATCGATTGGGAGAGAACTTGGGAAGCAAACCTAAGACATGATTACATAGAAATCGGAGAAGGTCACATATTTAGTGCCAGTTATTAATGTGTCACACACTACCACGCATAGGGTACAAAATGCCTTATAATAAAGTATATCAAACAAATCCCAATGACTGTAAAAGAACTCAACCTACCCAAAAACGAATCCTTAGAGGATTTTATCAAAAGAAATGAAATCAGACAACAACTCAAAGAGAATGTTAAAGTCTGGACTGAGAAGTAT